TACATACGGCATAAGGGCTATTTAATCTCTCTTATTTTGATGAGTCCTTTTTTAACTAAAGAAAGAACCCCTTCATCAATCTTGTCAAGAATGGTATATTTCCTAGGGTTAAATCTAATATCTTTACCGTCAATTACTACTCTTAATGGTGAGTAAGTTAAGTTTCTTATTCTGTATTTCATATTGAATCACCTACATCTCCAACAAGATAATTAAGTTGCCAGCTTTGAATGGCACCAGATTCTTCGTATTCTCTTGGTAGATAAGCTCTAGGAACAGTTAAGTCTATTCCATATCTTATTACTCTATCTTGAACCTCTCCTGGCTCAAGATTAGTTTCCTCCCTAACACCAGAAAATCCTAACTCCATCCATTGTCCATCAACGATAGCGCAATGCTTTTTATTTTTACTTGTTGTAGTTAATATTTGATATAATAAAACATCCATGTCAGACACAGATATGGTTCTTAAGGTAAGCGTATAAGTAAGTTTATATATTAATAATGGAGGAACTGTTGTTGTTATTTGAGTTGTAGAATTATAATTTGATTTTTGTACAAAACCTAATAAGTTTTCTGTTTCTCCATATTGATTTTCACTTAAGTGAAAACTAATTATTGGTTGTATTTGTTGTCCATTCACTATAGGATATATGTATTTAGAAAATGCTCTAGCTGGAGTAGAATACATAATAAGAACATTTTCATCATTTGGATAACGAGAAAGAAAACATTTATTCTGTAAGTAACTCTTGACAGCTATTGAGTAATTTCTAAATAAGTAAAATTCGTTAGGATACGCCATCTGCTATAAACCTTCTTATATAATATCCTGATTCTATTTCATGTGGCTTGTTATCTGTATCAAAAATAACACCGCCATATTCTAGAACTCCAGGTATGTTCTGATCTTCATCTTTAGGTGTAAAACTTAAATCAATTTTTATATTAATAGTTTCACCTGTAATAAATACTTCTGCGTCATCAACTAAAGAACTATCTCTATAAGCATTCTCAAGTTTTTTAGTTCTTAAAAATACAATATCTGCTATTTGATTATCTGCTATTTCTTTTATTTGATCTGCGTGCTTTAGTTCAAACATATTATACTTCTTTAATCTTTCCTGTAGCTACATTATATAAATATTTTTTAGGTCCAACATCTGGAGTTAATAAATATTCATTCTTTCTATAAGGCTTAATATCTAAATTATTCATATTATCTGCATTAAAGTTTTTAATTATTCCTGTCTTCATAAGTACAGCTTTAATTGCACCTAAAAGTGCTTGTGAGCTTGAACCTTTAATTTGATCTATTGGAACAATATTACCTTTTTGATCAAATACTTTTCTCGTTGGAATTTTATTACCAACTATTTCTGCTGATACTTCTTGCATTACTTTATCTATATTCATTTTACTTCATCCCTATTTATTTATCTTAACAATTATTACTATGCCGTTTCTTATGTGCTTCACTTATTCTTCTTTTATGTTCTTCGGATAAATGTTTTCCTTTTCTGTGAGAAGCTCTTCCTTTATTTGCCTCACTTATTTTTTTTCTAGTTTCTTTTGAAACATTATGTCCCATTCTACTTTCACTCATCTTTTCTCTTGTTTTTTTACTAAATTTCCTTCCCTTAAACGATTCACTCATTTTTTCTCTTGTTTTTTTGCTTACTTCTTTTCCTTTATGAGATTCACTTATTTTCTTTTTTGTTTCTTCACTTCTTGGAATTCTTTTTCTTGATGGTGGCTTTTCTCCACCAATAGTCAAATTATATCCATTTGGTGAAATTGAGTTATTTTCTTTTATTAATTCTATTTCTTTATTACTTAACAGATCNTTTGAAATATTCTCTAATATAATTTTTTCAAAATTTTCTGAACCGTACTTTCTTAAAGCCTTGCCTATTATAGAATTGGAAGTTTGATGCTGTCTAAATCTTTCCTTAAAAGTTTTAGTTGTTTGTCCTATGTAACACTTATCATTTGTTTTATTTTTTAACATATATATTATTCCCATACATATATCTTTACAAATGTTGCGTTATTCTAAATTTATCTTTTGTTTTAAGTTATATTGATACTCTTCTATCTCTTCAGCATAATTTGCTGGTAAATCCATTTGATCCATTCTTGCCAATNCACAATCTAATCTCCAAGTTACATAATCCCAAGCAAAATCTCCATGAGGTTGAGCATTCCTTACTTCATATAAACGCCACTTGTTTGTTAATATGGCATCTCCAGCTTCTATTACATCTGTTACATTATCGTAAGAAGTATCTTCGCTAAAAGAATTCAATGTTTGATTAAGAAAAGATGTTTCATTAAAATCTGCCAAACTATCGCTAATATCATTTTTTCCAGCTAATGTTACTGTCCAATCATCAAGCGTATTTATAGAAGTAGCTAACTTTTGAATTGTATTATAACTATAAGCTGCAAGATTATAGTTAGCTAAAACACTTCCACCAATCTTAAGAGTAAAAGTACTGTTTGTTTTTAAAGCAGAAGGAGTCCCACTACCATCATAAACAATATACATGTCTGAAACGTGTCCGTGTTTTAAATCTCTTACTCTTCGAACCATATCTTCAAAATTACAGATGAACTGCATTGTTTCTTCTTGCTCATCTGTAGCAAAAACTCCAAGCATTTGTTGGAAGTAATTATCAAGATGAAAAGCTTTCAACTCAAAAGGATTCAAATATATTCTACTGTTTGCTTCTACATATAAACTATCAATCTTGGTGTCTACTTTATCAAGCTTAAACACTTTAATAATAGGGGCTGCGAAATTAATGTATGCTTTGTTTATAAAATTAACCCATTCTATCATATCTATATCTTTCCAGAAAAGAGTTCGGCATAATTAAATTTATCTTCCCAGAAGATTGAAAAATCTCCCTCTTCTGGAAAATCTACTAATTGAATAATAAAAGACCTTGCTAAAGTAAATGAAGCACCTCTTACTGTTATTGTTGTAATGTGCCCTGATGGTAGATAAGTAAAAGCAAAATCACTACCTATTGCAAATGAAGTTCCAGAAATATTTGCTGTTCCTGAAGGAAAATAAAACCATCCAGCAGGAGCATGTTGTCCCGAACCGTTGACATTTATTCCACCATTACTAGTGTAAGACCAACCAGGAATATATTGAGATGCTCCATTTATATTTATTCCACTATTACCAATGTAATTATTATAGTCTATTTGAGTTTCTTGTGTACCACTTAAAGTAAGAGAATCATCACCAGTGTAAGCCATCCCTAATAGTGAAAAAGCAGTTCCATTTATGCTCAATGGGCCTTCACTAGTGAAATTATTATAACCTACTACAGATTCTTGTGTACCACTTAAAATAATGGAACCATTGAAGTCTCCGTTATATGGTGGTATTACTAATTAACAATTGCTTCCGAGATTACCCTCGAAGCGACGTCGAGGCGATTCATTATCGTAAACAAAACGGCTGTTTTGAAATTCTCAAAGGCGAAGCTAAATCCGCGGGCTCCGCCAACGTAATACTCCATTACCTGCTCGTCTTGATTCGCAAACTCCCGATCAAGCCAATCGAAATAGATCGGGGCTTGATCGAGCAGGCGGTCTGCAAGTGGAACCAATCGAAGCGGGTCAGACTTTCCCGCCAACATTTTTAATCGATCCAGATAGCTTTCGGCCTCGCCCCGACTCTCAGGCATGATTTTTCGTATCTCCGAAAGCAAGAGTCGATCGGCATCGAGGCGTTTGGTAAAATCGGCGGGGTCTACCGCCGCGAGGGTTCGATTCGGATTCGACGATCGTGGTACCGGAGCTTCGCTCGCAGAAATTGAAACAAGAACCAGCGGTTCCTCGCCTTTTTTAAAAGAACCAGGAATGCTCGAATCGAGGAAACTCTCTGTGAGTTCTACTTCGGGTTCAAAGCGCAATTCAAATTGTCTCAGAGGTTCGCCTGTAAGTGACACCGATCCCAGGGCCAGCAAAATGACGGCGCGAATCGCGAATCGTGCGTAAAACATATAGCCCCCTGCTACAAACGAGGATTCGATCTGAGTAATTCCACCGCAGAGTCAATATATACGTCCACACCCGAGTGGACGTAAGACGTGCTGGACGGAAAGCCATAATCGATCATTCCGACAACTACATGGTCTGGGTCAACGTCTTGTAAATTTACACCCCATTTTATTTCTGTTTCTACCGCAGTCGTTAAGTCAATAGATGTAGAGGTGCTGTCTCCTTTAATCTTGTATCCAGTTGCCCAAGGTTCAGAAGTATAAAAATCGGTTTGGAATGAAAATTTATCCCAAGTGTCATCATNATCCCATGTAGTATCACCAATTGTAAAATTTAATTCGCCAGTAGAAGCTAAGTCAACAAAACCACTAGAATCTGTTAAAGCCATTTTTATTCTCCGTCAAAATCTTCTTTATTTGATCTTCTAAGTGTAAAATTAGGTGTCCCTCTTATTCCATCTTTACTTATATAAGAAGAAGTTGTAGTAACTCTTTCTCTTTGTAGTATCTCATCGCAACCAGGATCTGTTTTTAATATATCAGAATAAGATCTTCCAGCTACTAAAGGAGCAATTCTCCCACCACGAATTTCTTTTTGAAATCTAGGATCTATGCTGATTGAATTTTCTTTCGTTCAGTTATTCTCTACTAGCACCTTGCCATGCTTTTTCTACATCAGCAGCCGCAGCTCTTGCAAGTTTAATGTTTATTACTTTTTTAACTGCTTGATAACTTTTATTTCCAGGACTTTGAATATAAACAGGAGGCATTCTTAATGATTTAGTAATTTCTGTTATTATTGATTTATGNACATCAGGTGTATTTTGTAGGTTTGAAGAAATTTTCTCAAACTCTTCTCTCGCTTGTTGAAAATCTTTATTGGCTATTGCTATATAAACATATTTCAATTCATCTTCATATTTTCTTTTAGCCACTTCCATTTGTTGCTTTACTTTATTAACCCGAGCATCGGTCTTTACTTCTTTAACTACTTTACCTGGATTAAATAATTCCTTAGTGCCTTTGAATATTTTTTGCCAAAGACCTTTCAATCCCTTAGCAGCTTTTATTCCACCAAGAATTAAAAGAGATCCACCGAAAGCACCTAACAAACCAACAGTTCCATAGCCCAAAGCTGTACCGATAAAAGTAGCTNCATCTTCATTAAGTTCTTTTTCTATTTGCTTTATTTCTTTTTCTTCCAAATAATCTTTAAGTTCCATTTTATCTCCTAGAAGAATTCCAAGAACAGTGGTTCTTGATTCTTATCAAGTTTCTCTAATAGAGTTTGTCTTTCTTGAAAACCCTCTTGCTTTAAATCTTCACCATTAAGTTGAAGCATCTCAGCTCCACCAGGAATTCCTGACTTAAATGTTGATCTTATGTTTCCAAGTACTATCTTAGCTTCCGCTAATGTTAATTGTCTTACCCAATAATTACTTACAGTTTCTGAAGCAGTAAGGCTTCCTTTATATCTAATCGCTATATCCATTGCATCTGGCTCAGGCCAAATGAATAACTTTCCGTTTAATATTTCCCATTTAATTTGAGTACCAAGAACTACATTAATATCTTCTTCAGTTGTTATAGTAACATAGTAATCAGTAAGAATTTGTGTAAATCCAGACTTATATCTTTGGAATAAATATTGTACATAAAGATTTGTAATTAAATCAGTACGTCCTGCATAATAAGTAAATGGAAATCTTGGCCTCATTATAATATCTATAATGTTATCTGATCCACCAACTGTAGCTGGTATATCAAATCCATTTCTTGCATTACCAGATAGATTAGTATAAAGAACATTCTCTTCGAAATTTTTTCTTCTATTATAGTGATAGATAGCATCTGATAAACAATCTTCAAGTTGTTCATCTGTTATTTCAGTAGGTATCAATGGTTCACCAAGTTTAGCCCTTATGTATCTAAATAAATCACTATAATCTACCGTACTACCTACAGCAATTTCTCCCGTATCAGTTGCTGTAAAACCCCATACAGTTGCCAAGGCATCAAAAGTAGCACCAGAACTAACGGCGATAGTAGCATCTGTGCCTGTTGCTGTTGTTTGAAGAACTAAATGTCCAGATCCATCATCTGTAGCATCTTCTAATCCAGGAACATTAGCTGCATCTATAGCTGCTTTAATCTCAGCTAATGTTATGGCAGTAGTGTCACCAGCACCAGTCTTTAAATTTACTTCACTATCACCTGCTTGAGTTGTAATAGTTAAAAGGTAATTACTTGAAAGATCAACAGCAGTAGTTAAATCTACTGTACCAGTTATGATAGCTGTTTCAGCAGCACCTGTTTCTACTACTATTCCAATCTCATCAAGATATATAAGTTCTTGACCATCTGAACTAAAATAAGCTCTTATGATTAAATCTGCATCTGAATTAAATGTAAGATCAGAGAATTGAGTTTCCATTATTCCAGGAGTTACTGATTGTGAATAACTACCATCTGAAACTCTCCAAGATCCAGATAAATAATAATACCAAGTAGCTCCAATTTTTACTACATATGTAGTATCTGCGTGAGCAATTAAGTTTAAATCTATTACTTCACCTTCAACAAAACCTGTACCAAAGTGAATATCTACATAAGGTTCTGTATCATCATATTGTTGCAATGCAGTAGTTTCTACTGTATAAGCTCCATTATTTTGATATTCATTATAAACTAATAATTCATCATATCTATATGTATCACCGCTATTTGATTGTAAGAATAAATATGTACTATCACCTCTACTAAATCCAGTTGTAGTAACTCCAAACTGAGCTCCATTTAAGAAGAGTTGAGTTAAAGATTCATTCCAACTTAATTCAAAAGCATTCCAATTAAGATAATGATTACTCCACAATCCAAGAGTTGCATTTACTTGAGTATCTCCATTATCATCATACATTCTTAAAATTATATTAGAACTTGTATCGTGAATAAGAGAGATTCTATTAGAATCTCCACTTCCATTATAAAAACTTAAAATCTCTGTATCTGCAACTGGAGCATTAGGAATCTTACCTGTCTCAACAGAAGTCATTAAGGTAATAAGATTGTTTCCACTAGCTGGAGCTGAAATTAAAATACTATCTCCAAGTGTATCAGAAGTAACTCTTACTTTAGAGTCACCAGTTACTGAAGCTGTTGCTCCTGTAATAGATAGATTAACAGCATTACTGATATCAATCATTGCATCACCTTCATCAAGTGCTACATAAGTATCTCCAAAAGAATCACCACCTATAAAAAGTTTAAAGTAATATGAATCTCCACCAGATGGTATTGTTGGTGCGGTAGTAGCTGAGAATTGTTGATAGCCACCATTATTATTAAAATTAGGTCTAACTCTAAACTTAACAGAACCTTCTGTTGTCATAGATTCAAAATTAGCTAAATCATATCTAACATAACCACCATTTGAGATTAGTACATGCTGTCCAAATACTCCAAAATTCTCAATAGATACAGTATCTCCTCCAACTCCAGTAACGGTTGATATTGCATAATCAGCATCTATGTCACTATCGAATGAAGTAGCTAATACTAAATCACTTGGATATCCAGCTAATTCTATTCTTCCAGTGGTATCTCCATAAAATGAAGCATCGGTACTATAATCTAAATAGTTAAATCTCTCTATAACCGCCATTACTTAACCTCTATTAATTCAGTCAATCTGATTTCAAACTTACCAGAAGAAGTCATATTTACTATAGTTCCTTCGAATATACCTTCACGCAATATTTCAACTTCACAAGACATATCTTCTTTCTTGCTTAGAATTCTTCTAGTTTTGTCCGTAGGACGTATCGTTATTAATCTGTTCATATTTCTTATTTTATCTTTACTTAAAAATAGTTGAAGAAAATTAATGAAAAATTTATAATAGTGTATGGGTAAAAAAAATACAAAGCTCTCTTTTTTAGGGCTATTATATTTAAAAGAACCATATGATATTTATCCAGGTGCTGATGGTAGGAAAAGTTCGGATTTTAAGGATTATGAAACTTTTTATTTTTTTGATTCAAGCGCAAATCCTTTAGAGCCAGATGTTTATTTTGTTTATGATAGCAAATTTGATTCTATAGATTCTATTACTTTAAGTGGAGATACATTAAAGGAGATATTTCTTTAATGGATGGTAAATTTGTTTATTTAGGACTATTGTTCAATGAACAACCTACTGTAAATTATAAAAATAGTATAGGGGAGGAAGTCTTTTATTTTATGAAAGATGTAAATGGAATAAATAAAAAAGGAGAATTTGTTGAAATAAGAAATATAACTATTAGTATTTATGAAAAAGAAGTAAGTGAAAGTTTTATTGATGTAGTTGGAAATATTTCTATGGAACATGAACTTTACAAAGAAGTTTAAAAATTGTATAATTAATTAAATGAAAAAAGGAGTTATGAATGGATAGAAACGCAATAGCGTTCAAAATTCAAGAGAAAGTAGATTTTGGTTTTACCAAATTTAAATTTGATAAGAAAATGCCTAGCTTGAATAATGCAAGCGTAGACTATGAGACGTTAAGGAAAGAACTTATTAGATTAATTAATCTCGCACAAAAAGGAAGAAAGTTCGAAAACTTTCATTCTTTATTTATCTATGGACCTACGGGCGTAGGTAAATCAGAAATCATAAAAGCTATAGCTGAAGAGCATAGTTGCATATATCACAAACTCGAAATCCAAAAAATTCCTGTAGAAGAATTTGAAGGATTCCCTTATCTTGAAGACAGAGAAGGCACTAAAGTTACTCGTCTTGCTAGCCCTACCGTCCTCCCTCCTTCCGGTGATGATCGAGTATGGCTCTTACACTTGGACGAATTTAATAAGGCTGATAGCGACAAGATGGCGGCTGTGATGAACTTAGTTCTCACAGGCGAGATTGGTGGTAGTGCAGACTTTAATGCTACTACTGGAAGATCAGAGAAATATAAACTTCCTGAGAAGACTATTATTATTGGATCAGGAAACTTTAAGACACAAGAGAATACAGAGAATTTAAATCTTGTTAATCAAATGGACATAGCAACTTCTGAACGTTTTCATAGAGTTGTTTTACTTGATTACAATGCTGAAAGCTGGTTAAAGAATTTTGCAGTAAAGAATTTCTCATTCAGTTTTAATGGAGATAGTCATGCTATGTCTAGTAGAATTTCTCCAATTCTTATGTATTTCATAATGGATAAGATGAGGGAAGATGGGAATACTTCCCCCTTCTTAATTCCCATCTCTTTCCGTCCAGATGAGGGAGGTGGAGAGCGAACAGCTTCACCCCGTTCCTGGACACTTGTTTCAGACAATATGTTGCTTGATGCAATTNTAGAATTTGAGAAATTAGATCCTACGGAAACAAAGAAGTATAGTGATTTAGCTAAAGATGAGTTAGAAGATTCAAACAGAGCTTTTGATATGTATTTTCAAGATCCAAATAATCAAATGAAGTTTCTATCAAATCAATCAAATGAATTTGGACTTGAAGGACATAAAATAGTAGCAGAAATTATGTCAAGATATTCTTACTTTGCTGAGAATAGAATTCTTGCAGAAGAAATTATATTCGAATATAATAAAGTGAAAGACAAGATTCTTGCCGTTAAGGATAAAGCAGGAGTAATTCTTTATCTTCTTATTAGTGCTGGCTATACAATCGATAAGCTTAAAGAAGGGGATGGTAGCTTGAAAATAATAGCCGCTAGTCTGTCTTCTTACTTTGAAGATACAGATATTTCGTCAGAGGATTTATGTGCTTTTATTTATATTATTTATAATTCAAAAAATAAATTAGCCAAAGAAGTACACGAATTGCTCAATACTTTTAATAAAAGGTACAAGAATGCTTTCGGAGACTTCTACTATACCTCAAAACGAGAAATTTAATAAGAAACTTTCTTTGCTGGCTGAACTTTTTATAGGCAGCAAAGAAATTAGCCGTTTCTATTTTGAAGATGAGGAAAATATTTTTATGTTTAATTTAGCACATTATGATGAGGAAAATATTTTTATGTTTAATTTAGCACATTATGATGAGGAAAATTATCGTATATATGACCCAGAGTATGAATCAGTAACAGCCAAAAATTTAGTGGATGTGTGGAGATACATTAAAGGAGATATTTCTTTATATGAGACCAGGAAAAATAAGTAAGTTAGCTATGTTCGCACAGATAAATGAACCTCTTCTTTATCTGTTTATCATTAATGCAGATTTCATTCTTGATGATGAACATACCATATTACCTCATTATGGATTAGCTGGCGTTACAATAAAAGATAAAAGAATAAAGTTTTATTATAAAAGTCAAATATTAGAATATTCAAGAGAAGAATTATACTTCATTATTTTACATGAAGCATATCATATATTTAAAAAGCATCTTGATAGATTTGATGACCTACGTGATGAGAATCCTATTCTTCTTAATGTAGCACAGGATATGGTTATCAATGAAGAGCTTTCTAGATGGCCTACCTCTAATTCTAAAACTGGGATTAAACCAAAGATCATAGATGGTTGTGAAGTTGTAGATAAAGAATATAGAGAAATGCATAGAGATCTTAGAAAGGATGCTTTCACCACAAGAAGAATTTATGATTACTTAATCAATAAAAAGATTAAAAAGGAAGACCTATTAGTTCCAGGTTCCTTTGTTATAATTAAAGGTACGGATCAATATGGAAAAATAGATAGCTGTGACAATCCAATGTATAGAGTTGGAACAATGTCTAAAGAAGAGTTTGAAGAAGAAATAATGGGTGGTGAATCAAAACCTCACGCTAAGAAAGATTTTCATATAGATGATCTCATTCCTGTTGTTCGTGGTGGAGCTGCTTCTGATTCAAAGAAAGTAGATTTTGAAGTAGAATCAATTGGTCCTGTAGATGCTCATTTACCACAAAATGAAGTAGATGATGTGGAGCAAGAAGTTATAGCTAAAAAGATTTTTGAACAAGCAAAAGAAATGATTCAAAATTCTGGTAAATCAGTAGGAAATACTGCTGGACATTTTTCAACTTCTATTGAAAATCTTTATAAATCAAAGACTAATTGGAAGAGAGAATTGAATAAACATTTATCTCTCTTTTATTCAAATAATTGTAAGACTAAAACTACAAGACAAAGTTTTATAACTTATGGTTGGAATCCTAAAAGTAGATACGGTATTCTGTGTAAGCATAAAATAGAAGAGGTTGGCAATAAGCAAAAATATATAATCATAGCAATCGATTCAAGTGGTAGTGTTTTCTATGATAAAAGAGAAATGCAAACTTTCTTTACAGAAGTAGAGGCTTTAGCAAAATGGTTTGAATTTACTAAAGAAGGAACTATTCTAACTATTCAATGGGATTCTGAGATAGCAGAAGGGATAAAACTTTATCAAAAGGGTGATTGGAAAAAGTTTTCTGTAAAAGGTGGCGGTGGCACAATACCACATTCAGTTTTTAATTATCTAACTGATATATATGAGAAGAAAAGTAATCATCTTGCAGTTAATCAAGGTAGGGTTCAATTCAATATTGATGATCCAAAAAAACTACCATTCTTAGTAGTCCTTACTGACGGTCAATTTTATGACAATCTTGGCTCAAGTGATTTTGGTGTATATGAAAAATGTGTAAGCAATGTTTTATTCTTCACTAAAACAAGTAGATGGATGAGTAAGGACATAAAGAGAATAGTGTACGAAGGTTGACAATAATTTTGAAATTTATTATAATGATAACAGGTGGTAATTAATGGCAAGTAGAAAAGAAATGCTTTTGGCTCGTAGATCACAGGATGATCTTGTAAGACTCCCAAGTCCCGATCTCCCAGAATATAATCTCATAGTTGATTATATTGAGAATAACTATGGCGATGATATTGTTGGCTGTATTATACCTGAAGGGTATAAAGTCGCAGCTGTCTTAAAGCATGATGATCCTAAGAATTCAAAGAATGATGAATGGGATTTCGTTATTTATGATATATCAAAAGACATGGGAAATGTTGGAACCATAACACTTGATAATCTTGATTCTCTTGATTCTATGGAAGATGATGGAAAAGAAAAACTTGAGGTAATTAAAGTTATACAAGGTTATTACGAAGAGATTATCCAAGAGTCAATTGGAATAATCAGAAAGTACAAAGGAAAAGGACAATAAAAAAAGCCTCCCAAATGGGAGGCTTTCTATTTAGTTTTTAAAAACTAATTATATTCTAAGGTTGCTTATGGTAATTTTACCATAATGCCATTGTCCACGAACTACTTTGTGTAGAGCGTAACGAGAGAAGAATCCACGAATACTATTGAAGTTATCAGGATCTGTCACAAGACCAGATACCCAGTTTACGTAAGGTGCGTAAACAACTCCAGCACCGTAGGTACTATTTGAACTCTTGTATCCAAGAAGAACTTCATCACTAGTTCTGTTAGGATCAACAAAAATCTTTAGTCCACTTCCCAAAGCTCCAGCTTCATAAACATTAAATGATCCAGCAGCAATTTCACCCTTATAGTCAGGAAGCATGTTAAATACTGCTCCAATTTGTGGTGATACAACTGCCCAAGACGCTGGTCCTTGTCTATTGTAAGACGCAATCTTTGCGCTTACTTGATAGATTTTTTGAGTCAAAGCTCTGTGTCTATCAAGATAGTTTCCAGCTGCATTGTTACCCGTATTAGGGGAATCAGATGTCCAGTCGTGCAAGAAAGACAATGAAGATTGTACTTGATCACCAATAAAACTTATGATTTCACGGTCGATTTCATAGTTCATTTCCATAGAAGCAACTTTCACAAGTTCTCCTTCTACATCAATCTTGTGATAAGCTCTCATGTCTTGCTCGGCTTCTTTAGTCCAACGTACTTTCAATTTACGTTCGGTTGTTTCAACAGTCTCGCTGCTGATTGAGAATTCCATCTCAGGAATATCGTCTGATGCTTCTTGATTGTATACTAAGTATACAGTTACTGCTTCACCACCAACCCAAGCTGATTTAGTATCAGCAACATCTCTAAGATAGATATCGCCAGCACTTACATCATAATATGTGTCATATTCGCCAGACCATGTTGGTGATCCACCACCAGCGACCATAGGTTGCATAGTAGTTGAAAACAATGTACCATCAGCATTATTATAAACTTCGATTCTCTTGAGAGAGAACTGAAGAGCGCCGAGAGCATTGTAAAGGGTATCACCCAAGAAAGCAGAAATTTCAGTTCCACAATCAATAACTGTACTGTCTCCAGTTGTAGCAATAGTAGTAGTAAAAGGTCCGATCTTCTCACTTGTATACCAACTGGAATACGCGGGAGATCCTTGTTGAATTACACCTGTGTACTCATCATCAGCTGTGATTCCACCCTTGGTATTTGTAAAGTCATATCTAATATAGTAGATAACACCAGTTCTTGCTTGAATAGGTTGTATTGAAACAAGCTTATTAGCAATAAGGGTAGGATAAACACGCCTAATAATGGGAAACAAGATCCTAGGAATAAGGTTACTTCCAGCATCTGTTGAAATTGTAGGTGCTTCATTAAGTTCTTGCTCATCTTCATTAAGAACGTTACTTTCAAGCCAGCCTTCAGAAACTTGTTGGTTAGCTAACATTTGATCGTATGAATTTTCAAGTACTAACGAAACGTTATACTTTTGTTCGTAATCTTCAATATCTTCAGTAAGCCAATCCCACCTGTTTGTAAGACGTTGCTCTTCAGCAATTCTTGCATCTTTACTCATATAAGGCATTCTAATTTTCCTCCATTAAAATTTTATCTTTTCAAGTTTTACCTTTACACATACCATTTTTTTATAGTTTAATGTACTAAAAAAATAAAGCAACCCTTCTTATAAGAAGTTGGGTTGCTTTATTTAATGTATTTTGCTTTTTACTTACTTAGATCTTTTTCTGATTAGTTCTTTAACGGAATTTATTGGAGTTATCTTTTCTTCTTCTGCTCCCTCTTCACCTTCTTTAATATAGGTGTCAAATTCCTCATCTGTGTCTTCCTCGGTCTCTTCGTCGTCTTCTTCGTCGTCTTCTTCTTCATCATCATCCTCCTCTTCATCATCATCGTCGTCGTCTTCATCGTCGTCGTCTTCTTCAATTTCATCATCATCAAAATCATTGTCTACTTCATCATCTTCGTCTTCTTCATCAAGTCCTTCTAAGTTCTTGATAAGCTCGTAAAATTGTTCAGTAACTTCTTCTGATCCACCCTCATCAATAAGTGAGATAAGAATGTTTTGAGTTTTTTCAGAATACGGTGCGACTAACTCAGCAAGAGTTTTTGCGCCTTCTTCAAGCTTTGCTTCTTCCTCTAATTCTAACACTCTTTCTCTAAGAGTTTGAAGTTCATTAGCATATGCATTGCCAAGATAGTCTTCATCAAGAGTAGGAGCAACAAGCTCTTTAATTGTTTCAAGTACTTGTAACTCAGGATTATTTTCATAAGTCTCTGCAAGCACTTCAGCTCTGATAACATCTTTAGCTTCTTTCAAAGCTTCAAGTAATTTACCAGCAAATTCTTCTTTAAGTTTTTCTCTATATTCAAGATTAGTTTCCTCTAACTCTTGAACCATTTTCTCTTTCTCTTCTTCGGCTTCATCCATCAAAGAAACCATAACTTCTTCTTTCCATGTCTCCAACTTTTCTCTAAGAAGAGATTCAGCTTCTGGACTTAGATCTTCGTTGAGAATATCAACGCTTTCGTCTTCTACTGCCATTATTTTCCTCCAAATAAATTTTTCGATTATAACTAATGTATGACATTATCGGCGGGTTCCTTTATAAAAAAGGAATGTATGTCGTCTATAAATAACTTTCCAGTTACTAAAAAAGGGGCTATTATAGCCCCTTTTTGTATTACTCTAAATGAGATTTCATATGTTTCTTATATTTACTTATATCTTTGAACTTTTTGCCACAATTTTGACATTCATAATAGTCCTTAGCTTTATTAAAAGCATTCTTCATTTTCTTTTGTTCCTTTTTAAAAGGTGTATCAGAAGCATCCAATTTTCTTGATTTCTTTACAAGTATTCCCATTGTAGCCACTTGCTTATAAAGCTTTTTCTCAAGCCTTTTTTTATCAGCTTCATCTTTTATTCCTTTCCAAGTCTTAAGACCTTTCTTAGCTGCATTAAGGCTCTTTTGTTCCTTATCTGTCAAAGAATCTTTTGCTTCAAGTTTGCTAACTGCTTTCTCCATATATCTAACAAAATAACCAGATGCAGATTCATACAATTCTTCGTCAAATTCTTCGTATGATTCTTCTTTCAAGCCTTTACAATAAAATTTCTTCTTTTTATTTTCACCACTCTTATGCTTATCATATTCTTCATGTGACTTAAAAGCCTTTCCGCATAGATTGCAAGGATACTCTTCACTTTCTTGCATTTCATTTAAATAATCCTGTCTTTCTCTTGTTCCAGATCTTAACAGGATTTCGTTTATAGTTTTACTCATTTTTATCTCCTAAAGTTCGAATACATCTTCCCAAACTTTACTGAACTTTGTTGTACCACCAAGATTTACTGCTGTATGATGTTCGAGTTCTTCTCTTACATAATTTGGGAAAGATTCCTGTGATGGATCAAAAACTATATCAATAGCTTTCATTCGATAGCCAGGTTTTACTGATACATATCCCGTACCTTCCTTAACAAGTGGTCCGTTATACGGCTCGACACTTCCAAGCCCTCTAGTAGATACACCAAGTCTTACATTTGCTTCCATTAACTCTTTAAGTGTTCTTCCTGGTTCTGTATTCAAAGCTTCCGCTTCACCAAGAACAGCACCATCAGGAGCTATTGTAAGTTTAGTAATAACGTGTGAAATACCCTTCACATTAATTTTAGGTGATGGTGGATGGTCAAGCTCACCTACCAAGCCTCTATTTGTAATAGATTCACTAACTGAATTAATCGCATCTTCCATCACACCACGGGTATAAATTCTTTTATTCTTATTTGGATGATCTACTCTTGAGAAAACTCCCCTAAGAAAAAATTTCTTGTTCCCTTCTTGCTCAGATTCAAATAGTTCATACTTTTCAATAAAACTAAAGTCTTCTAAAAATAAACTTTCCATTACTTGTTCCTACTTATAGCGCCAAAATTAGACATTTGATTTTTTAATTTACTTCCTACCCTTCTCTTCCAAGCTGTTTTTTCAGCTTCTTTTTTTTCAGCAGCTGATGCTCTTGCCCTTGAAGCTTCTTGCTCTCCTGGTTTCGCTGCTGCTTTCGGAATAGCCTTATTAATCTTACTTCTCAAGCTTTTAATATTTGAAGTTAAAGTTCTAAGCTCTCTTAAAGCTGCTGCAATCTTATCTTTATCTCCCATTCCACCAAGAAGACTACTTCTAATCTTATTGGCTTTAGTTACTTGAGAATCGTGAGATCTTTTCCATTGACCTAAATCTGGTGATAGTCCTTCGCCCTTTAAGGCACCTACTTGTTTGTATTCAACATTCTTACCAACTTTATCAACGGCCTTTTTAACATAAGTATCAGATTCTTTTTCTTCATTAATTGTTAATAGGAGATCTTCGAATTCGACATCATCGATAATATCTTTAATTTTCATTTTTCCCTCCTACAATGTTAATATAGAAATAGCTTCTTTCATTACGTCTGGTCTTGTACCTTCTTCCAATCCCTTTTCAACCATAGAAATAAGATTTTCAAGTTTTTTCTTAAGGTCTTCGTCTTCAACCTTTTCTGCTACACTCTTAAGTTCACTAGCAATTTTCTTCATACTAATTGGCTCAACTTCAGTAGCTTTCTTATCTTCTTTGTCATCCTTCTCTTTACCTTCTGCTTCTGCATCCACATCCATATCTTCTTCATTGTCGTCTTCAGCAAGATACTCTTCTCTCATTTCAGCAAGATCAAAATTTTCGAAAAGCATATCTATTCCTTTAATAAGAATACTCATCTCTTCTCTTATACTTGCAGTTGCAAGAATTGTCTTTCCAAATAGAGTTTTTCTATCTCCAGCGTCAAGATAAAAAATTTGTGGATAATCTTCAAGAAGTGATTTAAACTTCTCAGTTCCTTCTTCTACGTCATCAACAAGAACTTCTGCCACTTCTTTAAAAGCTTCTTTAAACTCATCTTTCTTCCAAAGATCATTAGCTTTCTCTACAGCAGTTCTATTAACTATTGTAGAAGTCTCTGTCTCTATAAGAGACACATTAACTGGATTTTCCCAATCAAACATTTTTACTTCAGTAAGCGGATGAGTAACGAGTCTTTCTTCATAATCTTTGAAGAATTTTTCATTTTTAAGCTCTTCTATTGATTCATCGTCAATAGCTTCTTTTACTTGCGCCCAATCAGTTACTTCTGAAAAGTCTTTAGTTGCCATTGAGTCATTAATAAGTTCAGCGATATAATGTTCTTGATCCATTACATCTTCCTTATATGCATCGGCAAGCTCTACGGCATTTCCTTCTTCATCATCGAAGAATTCATAAACCTTTTCTTTAAAATTATCTTCTTCTCTTTGCAGTTCAACTTCCTCAAAGTTTTCAATCCTAAGCTTGAGATCCTTTGCGTTGAAGTCATAGTCTGCAATATAAAATTGACCATCTTCGTGATCAAGAAGTATCAATGAATCTTCATACATATTTACAAGAACTGCATTAGATGAAGAATTAACCACTGATGCTACTACTTTTTGTACACTGTCGTTTGAGTATAGATTAAGATTCTCAAACTCTTTAAGTGTAAACTCTGCCATAATTTTCCTCCGTTTTTAGTATTCGCCAATGTATTTATCTACCTTTCTTTTAAAAGGTCTAACTGTTCCATTGGCTACATCTTCGAATGCGAGCATTATAATGCTCGCATCATCATTATAGTATTTCTGTTTAACGTCTTCTTTCAATGAAAGATTGACGCATTTGGCGGTTACTCCATCTGTTTCTATAACTTGAATAAAATCTCCTCTTGTGAGATTCTTAAAGAAGTTCGCCATTTTATTGTGTTCTTTTATGAATACTGCTTTATCGCGACGAGAAACGGCTAAAGGTTTTGTAAAAACTTTACCGTCAAATGAGATATTCCTTTTTTCTTTCGGAATATTACTGTCTGGGTAGACAGATTTAACTATTTCAAAGATCTGATTCTTTTCAAAGCGTGGAAAACGTTCTTTTAGTTCATCAAGTAACGTGTTAATTGTACATTTAGAACGCTTATATGTATCCACTTCACTTCCCTATTATCTTTCCAATTAGCCCAAAACTATGGTGTTAACTTTATCAGAATCCTTTTGATCATAAAGCTCAACTTTCGCTACTTCACCGTTCTCAAATTTTAATCCACCCATTTCATTAATAATAAATTGTCTTCTTATATTATTTGTATTAGGTACAGTTTCTTCTTTTGCAAAAATTTCTCCCAAGTCTTCTTTCAATTGATTCCATTCATTAAAAGTTTTAATTGGAGATTCATTATTTTTCTCATTAATATGTTTAATTACTTTGAAGAAGTCTTTTTGGTTTTCCATAATAAATTCCTTCCCTAAATTTTTCATTATTGTTGCAGCAACTATCTCTTCTGGAGTAGCTCCAACTTCTGGAGTTTGGCCAGCTGGTAATTCTTCTGGTGGAGTAACTCCTGCTTCACCACCTTCAGGAGCTGGTAATCCTGGAGTGCCTTCTTCTCCAGGAAGAGCTTCTGCACCTGTTCCAGGAAGCCCTATAGCTCCTGGAACCTTTTCACCAGGAGGCGCATTTTGAGCTTCAAGTCTTCTATAAAGTTCTATATCAACAATCTCAGCATCAGAAAGCTTAAGTATATTCTTAAGCATCCATTGATTACTAAAAATATTAAGTCCTTGTATAGAAGCAAGCAGATTCATCTTTTGACCCATAAGGTCAATTTCTGTAAGCTCTTTTATGTTAGATGGTGGAGTTAGTTCAATCTCAAAATCATTCAGCTTTTCTTTCTTGTAACCAGCAAAGAAAAGTTCCAAAGCTGCGATTTTATTGAGACCTTTAATAATTTGAGTTTGAATACGCTCAATGAAACGGGAGAATTTAATGTCTAATTGAGATAAACTTCCTCTACTTCTATCCGACTCATCACCCATATAAGCAGGTGGAATGTTCATAGTTCTTAATATTTTATCTCTAAAATATTTCATATCATCAATATTATGAAGCGCCTGACCACCTTGTAATGTTTCAATTCTCGTTCCTTGTTGCCCTTCTCTAACGGGAACAAATATATCATTTGTAATAGAAAGCATTCTAGCTTTCTTGTTAATATTTCCATTTTCATCTATAAAAGATGAAGATCTATAAGAATTCTTTACTTTCTCTAAAAATCTTTTAGCTTCTACCTTATTAAGATTTCCTACATCTATATAGAATACTCTTCTTTCAGGTGCTCTGGAAAGACGATAAACAATCATTACATCTTCCAAAAGATTAAGTCTTCTGAATGTCGCCAATCCAGGATATAACAGACTTGCTCCATAAGGAATAAAACCTTTGTTCTCTAATTTAAAGTGAATTATTTGCCAAGGTTGTAATTTATATCTTACTTCATCACCTTGTTCATAACCATATCTTCTAGCTTCTTTTTCATCCTTTGGTTTCTCTTGAGTTTTATATGTATAATAAGAAAGTCTACCATTCTCTTCTATTCTATCTACTTTCTCTGGCTCTAAATATCTGAGAAAGATAACATTTTTTGGATTCTTATAATCATTAACTACTACCTCATAGAAGTTATCACCAGCTTTACAAGTTTCAAAAACTATAGACCAAAGCTCATTATTCATATCAAGCTTTTCGTTAAATAATTCTGTCAATAAAGTTTTTACTTCTTCATCATCTGAATAGATTTTTATGGCGCTACCTTCTGGATTCATCTGAGTAGAATCATCAGCCACTATCTCTAAGGCTCTATGAATAAACTCTGAATTATCCATTTCTTTGTAGTAATCGTAGCGGATCTTTCTTTCTCTGCCTATATCATCTTGCTTATCAAATAAACTAAAACCTACTTGACTCATTCCATCATCAGTAATATAAATTTCACCCTTCTTTGGTTCAGTTTCTGACTTAAGATCGGGCTTTAAGTTTTCTAATTTATTTATTTGAGATTGAATTGATTCTGGTTGTCCTGGACGAGGTAGTATCTCCTTACCATTGACTAACATCTTTTATATCTCCATACTTACTGGTAATAAATCTTTAATTCCGTATTCTTCAATTAGTCCAGCATTTAATTTATTATTTTTTCTTAAATTATCTATAGCTTTTAATGGCCTAAGATTTCTTTCATTCCAACACCTATTTATATCTTCTTTATTTGAAAAATCATATAAAGATTGTGGTACAATATGTTCTACGTGCCAAACAGTTCCATAATTATCCCAAGTTAATTCATTAGTAAATTGATTTTCTAAATGCTCTTTGATTCTACTAACATCAGGATGAAAATTTTTTATCTTTTTTCTAATACTTCTACTGATATTATCTTGAACTTTATGAGTTGGATTTTCCCTATATCTTCTTTTATTTATTTTTCCTTGTTCCAAAATTTTATCTTTATTTTTTTTATAATATTCTTTAGCATCATATTTTGCTACGTATCTTTTTTCCGCAGGAACCTTTTCGTATTTATAATTCTTAATAGATATAATTTTATAACATTGTTTGCACTCACTTCTAAACCCATCTTTCATTTCACTTCTTTTATAAAAATGAATTAACTCCTTTCCTACTCCGCATTTATTACAAACTTTAGTCATTAGTTCCTCTTCCTTTTTCCATTGATTCTTTCCATAGCTCTTTTAGCAGTATTATATCTCTTATCTATGTTCTTATTAGTTGCATCACCTTTTATTTTTTCAGAACTTCTTGTGTGCTTACCACCTCTACTTAAAAGCATTTCACGCCTACGTTTAAGTTTCTCTATTCTTTTTAATTGATTATCATCTAAATCTTCTCTAGATTGATATTCAATCATTTTCTTTTTTATCTTTTTTATTTTTTTGCTACGGTATTTCATTTATTAATTACCCATTTATATTGATCTTCTGTCATTCCATGTTTTTTTTCATAAACATCTTCTTCATCCTCGCCGAAGAAAACATCGAATGCATCATTTCCACTTTCGTCAAGATTATCTTTACTATCATATTCTATGATATCGCCAGCATCATTAATAAGAAATGATTCACCAGCTTCTTCTACCTTATTTCTTAGATAAACACATAATGCCATAGCAATAAGCGTATCATCGTGTGCGCCATCTGCGTGATCTGGCTTAGTCCCATCCCAAACCCAGGTAGACATTTCATAAGATAAACGATTAGAATATACTTTAAACTCATCCCATAATTCATCAACAATAAACCAGTCTATTAATTCGTTAGTTATTAATTTTCTAGTTTTAGTATCTGTAATCCATCCTGTCATACGTGAGATGTTATTCTTCTTCTTCAATTGCTTGAAGACATTTTGATATGGATCATTATCATTATAGTATACTTCATTAAATACAGCTTCGCCAATACCATTACATTCTATTACTACATAAGCTTGATTATAATATTGAGCTACTTGTTTAATAAATCTACCAAACAATTTCGTTGATATAAAACCTTTATACTCAGCTACTTGTTCGTAAGTTTCAACATCCATTATTTGAATAGAGCTTGAATCTTTTCCTGTTCCAGTTGAAACATCAGCACCAAGAATATATCTATGTTTAGGTATTGGATTCTTCCAGATCCAAAGGTTATCTATTCTATTTTTGCCAAGCTTATTCTTAGATATTGGTTCAGTACTAGCAGCCATAACTCTTTTAAGAACATCTTCATTAAATACTTGATGCTCTCCAACAATAAAACTATGAAGAACTTCTTGTTTATAAAGAATATCTTGAAGATCGTCCATTTGTTTTTTAAGCCACGGATTGTCTCTCCAAGCATCCTCTGCTATTGGTATAAAGAAATCTTGAAATTGTTTCTTTATTGCTTCGTGATTATAATAATTTTGCTTTATAGCTTCTTGAAGTCTTTGATTATAACCTTTTTGTGGACCAGGAATTCCAGTAACATCAGGAACTTCCCACCAATCAATAGAAATAAGTTTTGTATCATTTTCAAGTCCACTTCTTGCTGATACAACTTGTTCATGGTAATAAGATCCAGCTCCAGCTACTCCATTAGGAGTTGAGATCATAACAAATTTTCCACCTGTTCTACCTAGAGTAGGTTGAGAAGAAGCAATAATCCCGCGAACCATTCTATCAGAACGATAATGCGCTGCTTCATCAAGAACTAATAAAGAAAGTGAATCAGAACGTCCTGCGTTATCTGACTGGCTTTCAGAAAGAATTCTTGAGCCGTTTTCAAATGAAACAAATTGTGTATTATTTCTAAGTATTCTTGTTTGTAAGAATACTGGCATCTTCTTAATTGTAGAATCCATTTTAGCTACAAAAGCTTGAGCCTTTAATTGTTTAAGAGAAACAACATCTATCTCTTCTGCTTCGTGAAAATTAGCTCTCCAAAAACAATAAAGAGAAGTTACTGTAGACATACCACATTGTCTTGTCTTCTCTACAACAATCTTCTGAAAACTCTCAAAATCTTTTAATGCTTCTATTTGAAAATAATAAGGTTTAAATGGTATGGTCCCAGTACCAGGAAAATCTATCCAAGCATAGTTGACTAAAAAATATAGCGGAGAATTTTTGCACAAAAACCATTCGACTCCCATATCAACTCTTTCTGTTTTACCAGTGTTGTATTGAGTCATAATGATTTGTTCAGTCATGTGGTTAATAGCTTCAGTAAGTGTAACAGGTATTAGATATTTCTTTATCTTGTTTTCTATACTATCTATAAAGTTACTTGTTGATTGATTCATAACATAATTATCTTACCAATATGTAACTATTTATTTTGAAGTTCTTTCAGCAGCAACTTCTCGAATTTCGCTAGGATTAAATCCAGCCTTTTCAGCAGAAATACCTCCGAAGAATACTCCTACTTTACTTCCTTGTTCTTCTGCTCTTGCCTTAATTTTTGCTAATTCAAGTATGTTCTTACTTGCTTCTATCTTAAGCTCAAGAGCTTTAGTCAAAGCTTCTTTTGATGAAGTAGTTCTATCTGCATCAGTAGCTAAATTTCCGTAAAATAAATCAAACACTTCATCAGCTTTTTTTCTATCACCTTGAACCATATCAACAAGTTCTTTGGCTATCTCATCCTGATCTGTTACATCTAAGTCTTTCTTTTCTATTGGTACTAAATCTTGAGAAGAGACAATATTTTTTTCTTCCTCATCCTCTATACTATTTATTATATCTTCTAAAGATTTTTCTTCAATGTCATCAGATAGAATACTATTTTCTATAGTGTTCATCTTATACCTTCAAATATTTCTGCATTGTATTGACTTAATTCATTTACAAAGCCACGTATTTGATTGTTCTTAATTCCATAAGAACGGCCCCAAGTATATAGATCACTCTTACTTATAAACTTCTTAGTTTTTCTTAAATAATCTATAATTAGAACAGCGATTCTATTGAATTCACCTCTTTGCTTCCCCAAATAATTTTCATCTATAATTCCAGACAAAGTATCTTCTAGGTTGTCGAAAAATAGATCATAATTAACTTCTTCCCTATTTTCTAATATCATATTATAATCTTCTATATTCTGATGATTCCTGTGTTTCTTTTTTCTATCTGTATAGTTTAACAAACTAATTTTTGCAATAATACTATAGTAATTAAATGCAGTTCCCTTCTCTGGTTTAAATTTCATGAAATTAGTGTAACAGGCATTCAATCCGTGTTGCATAAGATCATCATAATCTTCAAATATATAATATCTATATACTATAATTATCGCATTAACTATTTTCTTTATTTCTTTAATAAGTTTTACTTCTAATACACGATCAGTAGACAGAACGTGCTTAATATCATCAGGGTGGGTGATAGTAACATCCTGATATTCAAAGAGCATTGCTTGAAACTCTTTTTCGTTAAAGTAATTTTTAGTCTCCTTTAACTCAGACATTAACTACCAAATAACGTATTACGATAATACACTAATTGTTTATTGAGTTGTTCTATGTCAAATTCTCCAGGAATAAGTTTATTGTCCTTTTTCATTGATATAGACATCGCTGTACTACCACTTTGTTTATTTACTCTAAGCCCTACAGAATCTGATTTTTCTTTTCCATAGTCAATATCTATGAAAATCTTATCACCTTCATTAACTATATTCTCTAATGGTTTTGCTCCAACACCTGCAACAGCTAAGATTACTTCTTCCACTAAATCATTAATAATTGGCTTGCCACCTCCTTTGTTATCTCCAAGATAATCAATTAAATCTTCAAGAGTTTGTATATTATCTGCTTCATTCGCAGGGATTGTCAATTCACCTTGATTAGATGTCTTTAAGATTTCTTCTACTATTGTTGATTCAGAAGTTGGTGCTGTTACATCAGCTTCCGTCCCAGGCTTCTTAACCTCTAGAGCTTTAACTGGTTCCTCTTCTTTTGCTCTTCTTTCAGGAAACCCTTGAATTAAAATATCTGTTTTATAAAAAACTTTTAAGTTCTTTTTATTTTTATCCTGAGTCTTTGGCTCTTCAGATAGAACACTATTTACTACATCAGTAATTTTCATTTTAACCTTCTTCAAGTTTAGTTTCAGCTATATCTGTGATATTATTTATGAATAGGATTAAGTTTTTTAACTCAGAAAAAATGAATCCTGTCTCACCAGGATTATCGACTTCATAAATTTCAGAATAGCCATCTTCCGCAAAAAAAACTTCATAATCTTTCCCTTTGATAGAAAAACGATGAGCCTCATCTTTAACACTACTTACCATAAAAAAACCCTTATAGATGTAAAATTAGGTAAGATAGAATTCCTTGCCTATATCTTTACATATATAAGGGTTGAGATGTACTGATTCTGTAATTAATCTATTTTATATAATAAACCATTTCGCTAAATATTGTCTAATTAATAATTCTGTGTCTGTATGTAGATGCATATGTACTTTATTTACATGAAACCATTCTTTACAAGTGGTTGGATTCTTCTGAGCTTTACCAGCTCCTATCCAATCGCAAATCATTTCTTTTACTGCATTCTTTGACATCGGTAAAACAATAACTCCACCAGTATCAGCATCATTTACTAAGCAATAATGTTGCCAATGATGATCGTTTTTATGAACGTGATGAAGCCAAGCCTTTCTATATTTAGGATTAGATGTTGCGTTAGGAGGATAGTATCCTGTCTTGTCTCTATTAGTTTTCTTTTCTTTTCCATAGAATCTTTGAGCATAAGCAGACCATTCCGTAGGAGAATATTTACTTAAATCGTGTTTAAGTCCTCTCCATATAAGCCCTCTTCTAAAGCAAGCCATCATAACAAAACATCTATGTTTCGTTAGATACCAACCGTAAGTTAAATATTTCATTTTTTAGCTCTTATATATTGATGGCATCTTTTATAAGCCCATTCTGGAGGATCGTTATCAATACCACTATTATATATTTCATGTTTTACGATCCAACACCATATTTGAATGAATGTATCTGCCCATAAATGTTTAATTGAACGCTTATTTTTTATAGCAAAACGTAAATTTCTCCAACCTGCTTTTCTAAATAGGTTGAAACCTATTCTACTAGTTCCCATTATTCTTTTCTCTTTACCCACGGCTCTAATACATAATAATAAAACATTGATCCTGCTATAAAACCTAAAACAAAAATTTTTATAAAAGTTAAAATCATTTTCTTTTAAACCATTTCCTTATATAATTGTATCCTCTTCCTTGACAACCCCAACACGGTTGGAAACTCCATTCAGTCATCATTTCTCCTTGACCACTACAAGTATAGCATGTATGTCTTTTGTACACTTTCTTTTTCTTACCAACTTGCACGGTAAACAACATATCTACTTACTCTACTATGTTCAAGATTAAGATCTATTTTATCTAAAGCTGATTTAAAAGTTAAAACTTTTCCATCATCTTTACCGTTAGTCCATTTAACAGCATCACGAAATACTTTAGCATTTTGTGCTTTCTCATCTTTATGCCAGTCGCTCGTGCCAAAGAAAAAACCTTGAGTTTCGGGAAGATCATCATCCTCTATAGCTTTTGCTATTTTTTCACAATCATTTTCACCAAGTTCAATATCTTGACACTCATCAACTCCATTAGCAAACTCTCTAACGATAAAGCCGTGAAGATCTGGGTACTTTCTCCAATACCCAAGTTCAATACTCATTTCTTTAACTGGTTTTCCATCTACTTTTATTCTGTCTTCATCAGAATCCCAAAAAAAGATATTTCCATTCAAATACATGTCCAATCCCATTTCACCTTCTCCTAATTATTTATTTAATTAATTATAACATGAATAGAATTATTTGTCAATATATTCTTTGCAAACGCCATTTATGTGAGCGGTTTCTTTTAGAAGAGTATTTAGCAATTCGCGCCGAATGCCTTTTTAAATAAGAATCTCTAGCTTCTACTGATTTTGATAGTGCTTGAATGATAGAATTTGCTGTTTCTAACTCTTCATAAACTTCTCTTAAGGATAAAAGATTTTCTATTACTAAAATAAATTCTTTTGAAGAAAAAGGTTTTTCTAAAAAGTAATGAACTCTCTCTTCTAACATTTCTTGCCTTTTGTCTGAAAATCCAGTCATTCCAAGCATAGGTGAATAAGGATTTAAAGCTTTAAATTTTTTAACAAAACATTCTCTATTACATTTTTTGTTTCTTTTAAACTATAATCCATAATAAGAAACTCTACTTTATTTTGTTTAATGTATTTGCAAGCATCCATTATACTGTCAAAGATAAAAATATTTTTAAGCCCACTAATTCTTAAAACACCCTTAAGCATTTCAAGGATTGATTTTTCATCATCGAGAATTAGTACATTTTCTATTCTTTTTTCAATATCCACATATATTATCTTAATAAATTATCACTTTTCTAAAGGTGGATATGAAATATACGGTACTATCATCATAGTAACCTTTTGTCCACTATAGGACATTCCTTCTAAAGCCCAACCGTTTTTACTTAATTCTTTTCTTATTACTTCTAATTGATATTGTTCAAGATATCCAGGCCAAATAATATCCCCGCCTTCTTTAAATTTTATATAAAAATCAAACAATGTATTAAATTTTTCTTTAGTTTCTTTAATTCGTTTTCCCATCGAAGGTTCATCAAACTGTGATGGAAAATCGTTAGGTCCTTTCATCTTGACATTACCCCTGGTTCATTAGGTTGCTCACTTTCAGCTACTGCTTTATTAAAATCTTGCCGTATCTCTGATACTTCTTCTGGCGTGAAAGTATATACTCTATCAAGAATTGCTGTTTGGATCATATTCTCTATTACATCAGATCGAGTGTACTCAATTCCTTCCCACTTAAATCCATCACTAACAACTCTATAGTTCTCTTTTCGCCAATCTTCATCTTCCCATACCCATATTTTTTCTGGCATAAACTTTTCAGTTCTTTCGCCTTTTTTTTGTACGTCAAGGCCAAGATGCTTTTTTATATCAGATAGGTCTTCTCTAATCGCTTTTATCTCTTCATCATTACTCATGCTTTATGCTCCACTAGTTCCCCAACTGAACGATCTTCATTAATGTTTATAATTACATCAGCTAATAACTCATCTATATTTGTAAGTTCAAAACAAACTGGCAAAGATTCGTGCTGGATCGAATCAGTGCCATAAATTTTTCGAAAAGGGGAATTTATTATTTTTTCGATAGCGTTTCCAGACAGTATTAAATGGGAAGCAAGGCAGTCTATTCCTAGAGCGCCTTTTTCCTTTAATCCATTTGCAACTTCAGTTACACTTCCAGCAGTATCGATCATATCATCTAACACTAAACAATTTCTATCTTTTACTTCTCCAATGAAGTGTAGTATTTCAGATTTATTTGCTGCATATCTACGCTTATCAACAAATGCTAATTCTGCTCCAAGTATATTGGCGTAATATCTACACTTAGCTAATCCACCAACATCAGGGGAAACAACTACATAATTATTTTCTTTGTGTAATTCAAATAGTTTATCTATAAATATTTTAGCTGTACTAATATTATCACAACGAATATCGAAAGCAGCAGTACTTTGAGGGCTGTGAAGTGATACAGTTATCACTCTATCAGCCTTTGCTGCTTTAAATAAATCTGCCATAAGTTTGATAGTTATAGGAGTTCTCGGCTTAGATTTTCTATCTTGCCTTGAACCATATAGATATGGTGTAACCAATGTGATTCTTCGTGCAGAAGCTTCCCATGCCGTATGAGCTAATAATAATAATTCTGTAAGATCTTTGTTAGGATCACCATTAAAAGTCTGTAAAATGAAGACATCTTTACCACGAATTGAATCTAAATATCTAATATAAATTTCACCATTAGAGAAATCTGTAATCTCTCTTCTTATCAATTGACATTGATTTTTATTTTCTTTAATGTGTTTATAAATTCTTTCTGTAAGGTCATAGTGAGAACGTCCAGCGACTAAAGCTATTTCAGACATTTATCGGCCTTTTCTTGTTCTTTCTTTTTCTCTCTCTTCTCTAAGAGAATTCAACGCTCTCCTCTTTGCCCTCATTTTATCTTGATGGCGCTTAGTGGAAGGTTTAACAAAATATTGTCTCTCTCTCCACTCTTTTAAAATACCAGCGTCATCAACTTCCTTCTTAAATCTCTTGACTAAGTTATCAAACGATTCATTCTCTCGTAGTGTTACCATTGTTGCTCCTAAATTTCAAAAACTTTAGCTATTTGATTGTAAGACGTAACTCTTGCGGTAGCTGTTCTCATTTTATGAGTAGCTACTGCGGTAAGGACATTGTAAAAATCCCAAGCTAACATTGAACCTGATAGATCAAAAACTTCCTTTGGCTTCTCTTCCAAATCTCCGTTTGTGAAATTAGATTCCTTATACTCAATCACTCCCTTTGATTGAAGCTCATTAAGCATTTCTTTCTTGAACGCAAAATTCAATTCAGATGATGGAAGTATCTTCCAAAAATACTTATCAAAGTCTTCTTTACCAATCTCATTGTACCTTTCTGCTACTTGCAGAAACTTTTCAGTAGACATAATTATGTCATCAAGTACAGATGACCCAAGAAGAGAAGAACTATACTTAAGAAGTATCTTAGAAATTGTATTTCCAATACAAGCACCGTTAAGACATACGTGTCTATAAGTACCAAAACTAATAAATCCATAACTGCCATCATAGCCAGCGTGGACAATAGCCATTGGACTCATCTCACTTCCATCAGGTGTGTCTATTGAAAATCCATCCATTAAATATTCTTGATGAAGTGCTTTACCACCACCAAGTAAATGTGATTCAAGAAGCTTAATTGGAAGCTCAAGATCCTCAAATGTTTTTGTCATAAAATCCATTACCTGTCCATAAGGTAACAAATCGTGACCCCTTGATACAATTCCTAGAACCGTATTAGTATCAGTTCTTAGTATCGCATCCTTTCTAGTATCTAGACCACCCGCAGTTTTTAAAGATTCTCTATCATGTGGAAAATCTACTTTTCTCCTTTCTTCAGCAATGTCTAAATAATTTATCATTATTAACTCCTTTCATTTTCTTTATTAATTATAACATTATTATCATTTTTTGTAAACACTGGAGGAACATTAAAGACTTTAGTCATAGTTTCTCTCTTAAAGAATTTGAACCAAATCTTATCTTTTTTTCTTTCATATTCAGATCTATTTACTGACAATTCTAAATATGAGTTAGAATCTTCCAAATTTGGAAATTGTTCAGAAAAAATAAATATATAACCAATTATGCTTAGTTTATCATAAGGACTGAGTGATTTGATTTCATCAAAAATATTTTCTGGTTCTTCACCTATAGCAAGAGTGCCTTCCGTTGCTAGAAAATCATTTAACCTAAAGCCATTTTTCATCCTTTATTAACAATAACATTATTACTGTTTCTTGTCAACCTTAATAATAAACTTCCCATTGTTTTCTTTTATTAAAACTCGATTTCCATCTAATAGATCCACTTCAAATACTTCACAATTATAAAAACATTTTATCTCAGAAGCAGAAAGAATCCTTCTTGTAATTGGGTCTATAAAATCTGCCACTAATCCATGTTCAAATGCTTGTATGCCAGATGGTACTTGTTGAGGATATTTATTAAATACTTCTTGTAGTTTATTAAGAGTCTTAAATTTTGTATACTTAGGTTGTTTGAAGATTCTTTTTTTCATTTAATTTTGGAAAGTAATAACGATTTTTATTATGATCAAAAAACTTCCAATCATTCATTATTTCTACTTGATTTATTATATGTCCAGATTGAAGTATTTTTTCCACTGAATAACCTAAAGGAGTGGACTTAGCCATAAAAATATCCTGAATCAATAAATATAATTCCCTTGGTTCAAATTCCTTCAATAGATTAATCTGTTTTATTTTTTCCTTGATTTCTAAGCCAGAGTCTTTTATTTTTAAATTAAAAAGTTTCTCTTTCATTTTAAAATTTTCGTTTCTTGCTTCATTAGCTTGATCAATTAATTTATTCTTTTTGTCTATAAGCAATTTCGTTCTTATAATTGTAAATCCGAATATCTTAACCACTCATCTTCTCCATTATTTTAAAATCATTATTTTCGTGTAACTCAAAAAGTAACTCTACTGTATCTGATGGGACACCTTTCATTGGACAACCAAGAGCGGTCCACATTTCATATAGTTCTTCTTTGTTCATCATTAGAGCTGGTAATCTTCTTAAGAAGAGTTCTTCTTTACAACTTAAGTCTCTAGAATTAATAAATTTATATCTTTCTCTCTCTTCTTTTTTAAGTCTTCTTTCTTCATCTTTATCAAGGATCATAGCTTCGTGATTAGAAGTTCTTACCACTTGTTCAACACTCATTTTTAGCCTCCACAAAATCAGCTAGAAGTAATTTATGTTTTGCACCACTTGCATCAAAATGATGCCAACTATTATCTAAATCAAAAATAGCTTGAGATTGATGAACTATTCCACACCAAGGACAGTTCCATTGAACTCCATCAAGTGAGATATAATTCTATAGATGCGAATACTTTATTCGCATCACCAGTTCCACTGGAACTTCATTTTCTTTTTCAAGTTCTTCTATATAAGTAATAAGTTGTCTAAGTAAATCAGGACCGCAACTCCAACCAGGAGCTTCTATATCTTTATGAGTCATTTAGTCTCTCCAATGTTTTTTCGTAATATTCTTTATCAGTTTCAAAACCGATATATCTTCTATCTAAATCTTTAGCAACCTTACAAGTAGTTCCCAATCCAGAGAATGGGTCCATTACTACATCGCCTACATATGAGAACATCTTGATTAATCTTTTAGGTATTTCTTCTGGGAACATAGCAGGATGTCCGAACTTCTTCATTTTACCTTCACCTGGAAAGTTCCACATAGCGAAGCTCCAATCTATATATTCTTGTCTTTCTATATCGGATTCACCTTTGTGTTGTAGCTTTCTTTCTTCTTTATAGAATACAAGGATATATTCAAATGGAGTGGGGAATGACGGGCAGGATGGACTCATCCAACTTCCCCAAGCTGTACGCCTAGCTGTTTGAGATTTGTTCCATATAATAGTAGTAAAATAACTATAACCAATTTGTAACATCATTTTTGTAATATGAAAATGAGTTGGTATAGCACCATTCTTTTGATCTCCTATATTAATACAAACCCTACCATCTTTTGGTAACTTAAGAGATATAAAAAGAAATATTTCTCTTAACCATTTAATATATTCATCAAATTTTTTATCATCTGAATAACTATTATACTCTATGTGATTATGAACTGAAACGTCCCCTAGATTATAAGGCGGNGAAGTGACTACGAGATTAACTAATTCATTGTCTATCTTCTTAATTCCTTCTAAACAGTCTTCATTAAAAATCATCTAAATATCCAATCTCTATGAATTTACCATCATAATGTTTTCTATCATCTTCCATTGCAGCAAACACCATTCCAATGCCCATATTAAATTCTTTAGACATTTCTTCATCTGTCCACCTTTTTCTATTTTGAATCTCAAGAAATATCTCTGGTATATCCCATTTCCAATTTAATATATATTTTAGATTACTAGGAATTGTTCTAATGATATTATCAAAGCCGCCGCCTGTTATATGTGCTAAACGAATTCCACCACCGTGTCCTTCTATTTCTTTTACTTCTTTTGTATATATGCGTGTAGGCGTGAGAAGCTCTTCATAGAACGTAGTTGGTAATACACCTCTTGCTACAGTAAGTCCATTTGAGTGTATACCAGAAGAAGGTATACCATATAATATATCTCCTTTCTTAGTTAAACTTTTTGGCCTATCTGCTGTATAATATTCTCCACCGATTGCAAAGCCAGCTAAATCAAAATACCCTTCTTCATATAGCTCTGGCATAACTGCCGTTTCTCCACCAAGTAAAGAACACTCAGCTAATTCACATCCCTTCTCTATGCCTGAGAAAAGTTCTTCAAAGAATGGTTCTATTCTATGGCAAGCGATATAATCTAAGAAGCCTAAAGGAGTTGCTCTTTTAGTGAGAATGTCATTTACATTCATTGCCACTAAATCAATTCCAATAGTATCATATTTCTCTAATTCCATTGCTACTAGAATTTTAGTTCCAACACCATCTGCTGAAGTTATTATTCTACTACCATAAAAAGAAGTGACTGATGCAAAATCATTTTCTACTCCTCTTCCTGAAGTAATCGAGTCTATGAACTGTTTATAATTATTTTCCATATAATATGGTAAACTATTTATTAATTTAAGTCAACCTGTTCATTCATAAAAACAGTACGATTTGAGCTTAAAAAGTCCATTGGATTCACTAATTTATTGTTATACTTAATTTCATAGTGTACGTGAATACCTCTTGACTTACCAGTGTTACCAACTATGCCAATTACTTGTCCACGCTCTACTATATTATTTGTAGCACCAATACGTTCACTTACATAAGTTTTGGATAAGTGACCATAAAGAGTAACAAATCCATTTCCATGATCTATTTCTATCATACCACCATATATATCGTCGCCCTTATATCGATTACCATCTGGTGGTAAATAATGATTTATCACTCTGCCATCTGCTGTAGCTACAACTTTAGAATTTGAAGCAGCAGCTATGTCAAGTCCTTTATGGAAGTGAAGAGTTCCTGTCATTGGGTAAATACGCCAACCATAGTTATCAGTTATACGAGCTAAATCAGAATATGCAATAGGCCAAATAGAAGGTATGTTATCTAAATATTCCTTCCTTGCATCAAAGTAATGCTCAACATCAGACATCAAGGTTCTAAAATTAAGAGAAGCATTTACAATAGCTTCATAAATTAAATTTATGTCATACTTATCAATATCAATAGAAGCACCACCAGCCTCTACAAACAGTTCTTCTTCATATAGATTAGATACTATTCGTTTTAATGAGTCTTGATATTCCTGTTCTTTTAATTTAAGATCTTGTATCTCTATGTTTTTTTCTTGTATCTCTATGTTTTTTTCTTGTATTATAGATTCATAGTTATTGAACTTGTCTTCATTAATTCTATTAAGCGTAGTACCACTATCCATAAACAAAATGAAAGAGACTATTAACATTATCTTATATTTTAACGAGGCATTACTTTTTATAGTAGACTTTGTTTTTTTTAACATAGTTAATAAAAAGTCCCCTTACGACAAAAAAACCTTGCCATGCAAATTAATACATGGCAAGGGTCGGACCGCATTTAAGCGGCTAACGCATAATTGTCGTCTGGTATATACTTTACACCAGTTTAATTTTAATGTCAAGCTTTTTATGTTATTAAGCAGCTTAATTTAGAACTTTTTCTCTCGCCTTCTTCACCTTATCGGCGTTCTTTTTTGCTACTCGTTCAAATGAAACTTCTTCAGATCGTGACATCTTACCCTTACCAGCCTTCTTTCTCAACTTATTCAAAAGAGCTTTTGCACCAGCAACTGTTCCAACGACCATAAGAATAGGAACTATAGTACTTAAAAATGGAGATTTTGATACCCAATCTATTCCACCTTGTACAAGATTTTTTGCCCAATCAAAACCATTCCTTAGAAAATCTCCAATTGTAGTAAAGTTCCCTTTGCTAAAAATACCTTTAAATTTAGACCATAAGCCTCTCAAAAATTTTCCACCAAGAACTCCAAGGGCTACTTCCTTTCCTTGCTTTTTCGCAGTACCTGTAGCTACATTTGAAACTACTCCTCCAAGTCCGACAGAAGAGAATGCTACTTCATTTAAATAAGCTTTAACATTCTCTTCTCCAGTGCTTTCAAATAAAAGAACTCCTTTTACTTTAGCAGCTTCTGTTAAAACTTCTTTATTATTTATCATATCTTCAAATAGTTCAGCTGAGTCTTCTCCGTACAAAGTAGTATAAAATTCAGCTACTAGTTCTGGATTTTCAAATTCATTTAAATCTTTAGCTACAGTTCTTACTATATTAGAAAGCATATAGTTTTCCCAAAACATGTTACCTTTATAATTATAAGTTTCTTTTAATATAACTTCTCTATCTGATTCCATTATGCCTTCCCCTTCTTCTTTTTTTCTTCTTCTTCTTTCTTTTTAATCTTTTCTCTTCTTTCATCTGCTTTTGCTATAGATTCAGGTGTTATCCCACCTTCTGGTCTTTCTGCGGTCAATCCAAAATCTCTAGTTGATATTTTTCCACCCCAAAGAACATCAGCTAAAGCTTTAACTGCTGCTTTTTTTCCTTCATTATTACTAATAAATTTTTTAAGCTTTTTGACAATATCTTTATCATCATCGTGAATGCCACCAACGCTTAAATCTTCTATAGTATCCTTCATTTCTGATTTAAGTTCAGCATCTGATATATTATC